ACGGAAACTGATGATGGTCGAATCTTGCTCAAGTGCTTTGCTGGATGTTCCGCTTATGAAATTGTTAATGCCGTAGGAATGGACTTGACAGACCTGTTTCCTAACGACAACAATCTAAGTTCCCTTAAGGAAAAACATTTTAATAAAGCAGTACGCAGACCGTTTTACGCATCAGACCTGCTGAAAATAATCCAATTTGAGGCACTTCTAACGTCCGTAGCGGCGTTTGATTTGAGTCAGGGTAGGCAGGTATCGGAAGTAGACAGAAAACGGCTTAAAACCGCTGTATCCAGAATCAACGAAGCGGTTTCTTACATTCAATAATTTATGGAAATCTCCCAAACTTTTACGTTTGAAGCTGCTCATACGTTAGCTCGGTTAGTCCCATTAGTTGAATACGAGCCGAGCATGAGAATTCATGGACATTCTTACGTTGCTACGGTTGCGGTCAAGGGTGAGATGGGTGCGGATGGGATTCTGCAATTTTTTAGGCTTCCAAAAAATAAGCGGCAAAAGGTTGACTTGTTTTACTTGCGGAAAGAAATCCAAGAGGTCAGAGCAAAGTTAGACCATCGTTTCCTTAATGAAATTGAGGATTTGCCGCATCAGACACTAGAGGCACTATGCGTATTCATCTTCAATCACATTAACCAGTATTTCCCGGTTGCTTGGGTCAAGGTTGAGCGACCACTAAGTGGAGATGCTTGCCTCTACGATGGTGTCAAATGATCCACTATCACGGGCTTCCAATAACTCCGGCAACAGCAGCTCTAAGGGCGATAAGTGGTGGTCATGCGTTTGTTTCCTTTAGACATTCAGACCAACTAACGATAGCGTTGGAGGCTTCCCAGTCTTTTGCTGTGGATAACGGGGCTTTTAGCGCATGGAAATCCGGCAACCCTGTAGAGGATTGGAGTCCGTTTTATCAATGGGTGGATAGATTGCGACGTTATCCAGCGTTTGATTTTGCTGTAATTCCGGACGTTATTGATGGTGACGAAAAGGCAAATGATGACTTGCTAGATGAGTTTCCTTTTGCGGTTTATGTTGGCGCACCAGTATGGCATTTGCATGAGAGCCTAGATAGATTGTATCGGCTAGCAACTAAGTATCCGAGGATTTGTTTAGGCTCGTCTGGTGATTTTGCAAACATAGGAACCCCTGCTTGGTGGAGCCGGATGGCTGAGGCAATGGATGTTATTTGCGACGATGAAGGATTGCCAAAGACCAAGATTCACGGTTTGAGGATGCTAAACCCGGATGTGTTTACGAGATTTCCATTTGCTTCTGCTGACAGTACAAACATAGGTCAAAACGTAGGAATTGATAGCGCGTGGCGAGGAACTTATACGCCACCAACAAAGGAGGCTAGAGCTGCTCTAATGAGAGAACGTATTGAATCGCATCAAAGCGCACAAGTATGGGATCGGACTGTTGCGCCAATTCAGGTAAATTTATTTGATTAACGAGGGGAGGCAATGACGATTGAGCTAGCGAGAGGAGAGGCTGAGGAACTGCTGAATATTTTACGGATGGTGTACTCAAATCATGAGCTAACGAAGATCATCAGTAATCGGCTAGCCGGAGATGTGCTGATTGAGTTCCCACCTGAGCCTGTAGAGGAAAAGCCTGTTGCAGAGTGGAAAGAACTGTCTACGGCAGAGATTAAGGCACTCTGGAACGTAACGAAGAAACCTAGTGAATTTGCCAGTTTACTGCTGGCTAAAGTTAAGGAGAAGAATTATGAGTGGAGACCATAATCAGTATCAGAAAGGCTCTGTATTACAGCAGCCTGAACAAGAATGGAAGTACAACCCAATGACAGGTGAGCCGTTAGTTGATGGTTGGCCTTTGTACTCAGGATTGCCACAGCGAGTATGGGTTAGCCTGACCGATGAGGAAATATCAGAGTTAATTCGGAATACTCACAACACTGGCAGTTTTGTGCGTGCTATAGAAGCCAAGCTGAGGAGTAAAAATGAGTCTTGAGGCAAGAGCGATAGAACTAGATGAGGCTAGGAAGGCTCGAATCCTAAAGTCAGAGACTATTGACGTTGAGAAGTATCTACATTCCAACGACGTAACGATACGGGTCAAGAAGGCTTCTGACTGGTTAGATTCCATCAAAGAGGCTTACCTATCGGAAACTGTAGAAAAGAAAGTCGTTATGCCTTGGACGAAGACGCATGATTCTTTTGCCTATCGTGAGGGCGAGGTAACTGTCTACGCAGGTTCTAACGGTGGTGGTAAGTCGCTTATCACGGGTCAGATAGCGTTGAGTCTGGTCAAGCAGGGGCAATCAGTCTGCATAGCATCGTTTGAGATGAAGCCTGAACGGACGCTACAGAGGATGCTTAGACAGTTCTCAGGTGAATCGTTGGATGATCCGTTGACGCATGACAGGGCAGGATTTATCACGAAGATGGTTGACCGGATGGACAAGTTTCTATCCGACAAGATGTACCTTTACGACCAGCAGGGAACTACGTCACCGGAGAAGGTGATTGCTATGTCGCGGTATTGCGCTGTAGAGCTAGGGGTAAAGCATATCGTTATCGACAGCCTGATGAAGTGCGTCAAGAACGAGGATGACTTTAACGGTCAGAAGTCTTTCATTGACGAGCTAACCGCATTGGCTAGGGATCACAACGTACACATCCACCTTATCCACCATATCCGCAAGCAGCAGACTGACGAGACACAGCCGAACAAGAACGACTTAAAAGGATCAGGAAGTATATCGGATCAGGTGGATAACGTCTTTTTGGTATGGAGAAACAAGAAAAAAGAAAACCAGAAGAACCGGGGTGAGCAGATAGACGAGACTCAGCCAGATACCTACCTAATGTGCGAGAAACAGAGGAATGGTGACGGACAAGAATGGTACGGACTCTGGTACGACAGTCTGAGTCAGCAGTTTGTGGAGAGGATAGGGGCGAGAATTGACTTTGATAACAGAGGAAGTTTTAAGGCATAGGTGTGAAGTCCGTCAGGTTCTGGCTTGGCGTACTGAGGACAGGGGCAAGGCGATGGAGTATCTGGCTAAGGTCAAGGGTGACAGGAGAGACCAGCTAGAGAAGGATTGCCGAGACCAGTGGGAACGTGGGAACCGTGGCAAATGGGGGGATTGGCGTGGTCTATAAGCGTGTGGATTCTAATCAAGTCCAGATTGTTAAAGAACTAAGACGCTTGGGGATGGAAGTCGAGCATCTTCACGGGGTGGGCAAGGGATGTCCTGACATTCTGGTGGGATACCGGGGCAAGAACGTCCTGCTGGAGATAAAGCGGGACGATAAGGCCAAGCTGACCCCGGATCAGGTGCTATGGCATCACAGTTGGAAAGGTCAGGTTGCGGTGGTTACTAACGTAATCGACGCAATAAAGGCGGTAAAAGAGGTATGCCGGGAGCCATGAAGACCATAACGATAACGGATGAGGATTACGATTTATGCGTAATGGTCGCAGCCATGAGGAATATGGTTTCTAGGGCTAGCAATACCAAAGACCGGCAAATGGGCAATCAGTCTGCGCTAGAGACAGACTTGACAGGGATCATTGGCGAGTACGCATTTTGTAAGCTACACAATATCTTTCCAGACTTAATCGCTAAAACTAGGTCAGGTTCTTACGACTGTCTTTTCAAGGGACAGCGTATTGACATAAAAACAACTAAATACAAAGACGGTAGGTTATTGGCAACGACTAAGCTAAACGACGATGTAGATGTCTATGTGCTGGCTATCGTTAATGGCAAGAGCGTAAGTTTCCCCGGATGGACGAGAAAAAGCCAGCTAATCAAAGAGGAAAACCTTAAGAACTTAGGGCATGGCGATACCTACGTTATGGATCAGGAGAAGCTAAACCCTTGGAAATAGCCGGTATAGGATTTACCTATAGCAATACATTTACCTATAGAAATAAATGTGTTTACCCAAAGCAATGTAATAGATAAGATTTAGCCATACCAACACGGTATTAGCAAAGGGGAAACAAATGGAAAACCAAGCAAACAAGCAAGGCTCAGTAAAAATCGGCAGATCAGGGACAAAACTGCATCCAGCATTTATCGACCCACGATACGGCTTAATCATCCAATGTTCTTGCCCCGGAACTCAGCAAGGTAGCGCATATAAGGGTGCAAGATTTTTTGAAAACGTAGCAGCAAATTGCAATCATCGTTAATCAACCAGCCGGGGGAAACCCCGGCGTTCTAGGGGAGCAACATGGAATCAATCAAACTTGGTACTTATGCTCAGATGATGGGGCATTTTGATGACTTTAATTTATTTAGACCTGAAGCAAAGCATTTGATGGATGCTTATGAAAGCCTTTGCGAGAAAACACTATGGTGCATGAGAAGTGCTGTATCTGACGATCAGGACAGAAAAGAGGTTATTTGTCTTTATTCTGGAGTCCGAGCATTACAGGTCGCGTTGTGTATGTACTTAGTTGAGGATGGGGATGACAAACCAGACTTTCGTGGCCTGTTTGAGTATGCCCGTGAAGTAAAAAGTCTTAATTTTTTACCAATAGAAAAATAAGGGGATGAAATGGAATCAATCAAGATCGAAGGTGTAGAGCAGCATCAAGGCATTTACGTTGACACCATAGGCGAGGATGTCTGGGTCAACATTATCGTCCGAAATGGTAGTGCCAATCTTTGCATAACGCCGGAGAACGCTGAGAAGCTAGTTGAGGCATTACGAATCGCTATCGGTCAGGTGGAATATGAAGGTTGATCCTCACGAGGCAATCGACTTTATCTACCGAAACTCTACGGCTTACGCTAAGGCTAAGGCTGAAGTCACATACCTTGAGGAGTTTCGCAAGAGTAAGAAGGCTATTTTATTCTCACAGGCTATCGGGAATACGGTAGCTGACAGGGAGAATCAGGCTTACGCTCACCCAGAGTATCAAGCCTTGTTAAAAGGCCTTCAGGCGGCTGTAGAGGCTGCTGAGGAGCTTAGATGGCAGTTGATAGCGGCACAGGCTCGCATCGACGTATGGAGGTCTCAGGAGGCTTCTAATCGGACTATGGATAGGGTGACGCAATGACCAGAGATGACATTATCCGCATGGCGCGGGAGGCTGGCTGGCAAGAAGATATGTTTGGTATCGGCATTTGGGACAGCAAAGAGTTGAATGTCTTTGCCAACCTAGTCGCAGCTCATGAGCGTGAGGAATGCGCGAAGCTATGTGAGATGGTTAAAGATGATGACCTTTACTTTGGTAGCCAATATGCCGCTGCTATCCGCGAAAGGGGTGCGTTATGACTGACATACAAGATAACGTACCAGATGATAGCAATTTGGCACAATGTGAGTGGTGTGGCTGGGTAGTAGACTGGGATGAGGTTCCGAGAGCTAGGGACTTATCTGGCGAGATCGTTACCTGCTGCGAGGAATGTAACGAGGGCGAATCGTTTGTAAATTATCCATCTAAGAGGTTTGCGTTTGCGGAAAAAAGAACGTGAATTCTTATCCGAGATTGCTGACATAGGTTGCATATTATGTTACAAACTTGGATACGCAGGTACTCCTGCTGAGATTCATCATATTAGGGGGGTAGGGTTAGGACTGGGAGTCAGGAATTCTCATTCTCCTC